CTGCATCTCACCGATCTGGCGCAACATCATCATGCGCTCAGTGTCAGTTCCGCGGCCAAGTGCGACGTTAATGGATACATCCATATTCGCATTCCACGCGCGCGGGTCGATCGGCACAAACTGATTGGCCAAGCGGATCATGCGCGGTTGATCCTGATGCGTCGTAATTAGATGCAACACGATCTTGTAAAGCTGCTTCATTCCGGTTTCTGCGAAGATACGCGCAATCATCTCAATATGCTGCTGAGCGCTCGACACAGTCGCGTTTACCGCTGCCGCGGTGGATGACTGCAACGCACCCGCATCTAAGCCCATAGACGCCTTCGAGATGCCTGTGCGGGCCTCTTTGATCTCGTCCATGTATTGCAGAACTGGGAATGCCTGTTGGCCAACGAATGGCATAGACAACGGCTGCACCTGACCGGCGCTGCGCTGGCGGATAATTGAGCCAACTTCTGTGTTCATCACGTCTTCGATGTTAACCATGCCCTCGGTTACCGCGATGCGCGGGTGAATAGACATCGCCAAGCTATCGAGCGTGTTACGCATGATGACAGACTTAATGCGCTGGATATCCATGACGGTGTCCGCAATAGACATGCCGAAGAAGTCGTGCGCCTCTGGATCGGGGCAGAACACGGCAAACGGCAGCATCGCGCACGGCTCGTTCATGAGTATCTTTTTACCGTCGCCCGCGGTGCAAATTTTACGCAGCTCCGCGATCCCGTCGCCGTCGTAATCGACGCGGATGTAGTTTTCGACGTAGAGCACTTTCTTCATCGCCGGATCGTTGCGCTCGTTCATCTCGTTGCTAAGCGCCTTGTTGCGAGTGTAGCGCTCGACGTTCGTCTCCATGTCGTCGTATGACGATCCAAGCGACACGACGTCGTCGTACTCGTAGCCCATAGCCACAAGCTCAGAGACGGTCACAATGCGTCGGTGCGCGACATAGTCGGCGTCCTCAAGGGATTTGCTTTCACGGCTAATCAGGAACTCTTCTGGCGGTACGGCTTCCATCTTCACGCGGCCATCCGGATACGTGTATGTCGCGCGCACTGCATGCACCATGGGCGGAGGAATGATCTGTCCGGTCATAGGGTCAATCTGAGGCTCTCCGAACGGCTCGGATGCGACGATCTCAACGTCCACATTTGGGTCTGCCATAATCGCGCTCAAGGCGTTGTCGTCGAGGCCAGTGAGCTGGTGTGTCTCAAAGCGTGTCTGGTCATCCCAGTAGCACTTTAACACGCCGGCCTTGCGGATCAGCGCGTCCTTGAACGCGGCGTGGATGTGCAGGAAGCCGTTGTTGTCACGATTGATAATGTAGTTCGCGTATTCCGTTGCCTGCTTGGCGGCCGCAACGTCTTCTGGCCCTTGTGGGGCGTATTCAACTGTGTGGTCGGTGCCATGGAAAATGCGCATCAGAGACGGCATGATCGCCTGCACGGTGTCACGCACGTCCATGCTGACAACTTGGCTGCGGCCGTCTTCTTCATCGCCAAACGGCTCGCCGCGGTAATACTGCGTAGCTGTCGCGCGTGTGGGGCTGATCCAGTTGTCGATAAAATCGATTGCGTCGTCGATCTCTTTGCCGACGATGCCTTGCAGCTCGTCATCGTCCATCTGGTTAGAGTTTAGCTCGGCTTCTAGTTGCGCCGCCAGTTCGTTGATTTCGTAGTCCATGTACGGCTCCTATCTGCTTAAATAACCTTCGACGTCGGCAAGTAGGCCAGAGCTAAGCTGTGGCTGCTTCCGCATCGACATAGGTGTTTTTGCCATTTTAGCGGCGTCGTTCTTCATTGCCCTGCGCCCAAGCTGCAATCCTTTGAATCCGCCATAAATCAATGGGGCAGCGTCCAGACCAAGCATCGCAATGTGGCCAAGCATATCGAGCTGGCGCCCTTCTTGGTATGCGTCTCTAACTTTTCTAGAGCCGCCATAGAGATCGTCGGCAACGTATGGGGCGTTTGCGACCGGCACCATCTCAGCGACCTTTGACATCGCGACAGCTTCCATAGGATCGCGCCCCTGATCGATCAGCGACTGCACCGCACCGCGGCGCGAGTTGAACATGTTAGGCTCGGCATTCATGTAATCCATAAAACTTGAAAGCTGGTCTTCAGTGTACAGATAATCGCCAAAATCGCGATATGTGCGCCCTTGGTCGTCGGTCTTGTATACCAGCTTGCGCGCGTATGGATCGATCTGATCGTATGCTAGGGAAATCTTCTTGCGGATGTCACTCATCAGGCCTCTCTTCAGTCACCTTGACTTTGTATTTTAAGAGCAGTGGCTCTTCGCTGTCTAACGTCTCAAGTATTTCAACTTTAAAAGATGGGTCGCTTTCCAGAAGTGATTTCCCAAAATCATCCATCTCCATTTCGTAAACAAGTGTAGTCATTTCTCTAATCCTTCCAAGTAATCGAGAATACTCATAAACTGACCCTCCGGAGGCCTCACAAACTCCGGAACGACAGGGTTGAACTGGGTGTAAACATTTGGCCGCGCCTTGCGGTTTTGCAGGCCAAGGTATTTTGCGACTTTTGCCATATCCATCGTCTCAGATATGATCAAGTCTGCGCGCTCATTCGGAGGGATGTTTATCCCAAACGTCGAAAGCACATCGTCAACCTTCTCACGCGCGACAGGTAAAAATTTGTCAGCATCTTCGCTAACATCATAAAACCCCTCAACCGGCTGGCGTGTCGTGTGGATCGCGTCACCTAGACCGCGTTCTTTCTTATACCCTTCAGCCGCCCAATAACTTTGCGGCGGGTAGGGGTCATAAAACTCTTTTGGCTCCTGACGGAAAGGTGTTGTCCTTACTTTCGAGCGCGCAAGTGAAGCCTCTGCCCCACGAATATTGGGGTTCGTTAAATGCTTCATTGGGTCAATGACGGGCCGCACTTCATCTGAGAAGTGCAACAAATCTAGTAAACCGCGTGCATATTTTAACGGGTTAGCCATTAAGAACCGCTGCCCTCTAGGTTAGAGAAGTAGTTAAGAATATCGTTTGTCATTGGCGCGGCAGCTCCCGCACCGAAGACCGGAATAGAGCCCTTAACCATACCGCGGACAACCTCTTTCGGCGTTAATCCGGTGATAGCGCTGGTGCGCTCGATTGCTTCGTTGACGAACTGAATCATAGGCTTACCCTCTTTACCAGTTCCGCCATGCCAAACGACTTCTTGAAACTTCATAGGCGTAACGCCTTTTTTGTCGGCAAGCTCCATAGCAACCTCTTCGACGGCGCCGTATGTCTTGGGCGTCGGCACTTGCATGCCGTATCCAATAGTCATCATCTGCTCATCCATCGTCGCACGATCGCCGGCGCCTTGGAAATTTGTAGAGAAGTTAAAGCGTTTTGGGTTTGTAGTTGGGTTGATACCGCCTGCCGCTTCAATTTTGGATGCCGATTTAGCATTATTACCCAAAAAACGACCTCCGATTGGGTACGGATAGTTGAACGTATTTTCCGGTAAATTGGTGCCCTGCGCTTTGCGATAATTATCAAACGACGCCATCAAAAAGTTTGCTTGCGGGTCTGCGCCACCAGTCCATGCGGCCATAGGATCGGCAAACATTTCTTGGAATTTTTTGCGACCCAACTCTTCACCGTATTCATTGATGAATTCTTGCTCAAGCTGCCCCATAAAATACCAGTCAGATGTGTCTGGTCGATCGATGCCTTTTTCGTATGCCTCAAGAAGGTTTCTTTTCGACTGAGGATTGCCATAAAGTTTCCGATATTTATCGATAGTTTCCTGCTTTGCCGGCAATACGGAAAGCGTTTGGTTTGGCTGCGACGCAACCGGATATTTATAACGATCAACGCTAAAGCGATCTGCGAGGTTGAAGTACGGATCATAATCGCCAGCATTAATCCGGCGCTGTGTAACATCGCGAAATTTCTTTACAGCTTTAGCTTCTGGGCTTTCGCTTTTAGCTAAATACTCTTTACCTTTTTTGGTATCAAACTTTGTCACGGGCGGCGTTACTTCAGGATAACGCTGGCGCAATGCAAATTTTATAATATCATCCAGTAAGTTAGCCATATCACCACTTCACCTTGTTTGCCCAGTAAGCCGCGGACATCTTGCCCTTGGCTATGTTCTTCGCATGGCGCGCTTTAAACGACTTGCTGCGCGCCGTAGTTTTCTTGTCACCGCTGACACCTTGCTGGCCAAAGCGGATCGTCTTAACTTTGTCGCCTTCTTTCGCAACCACGACGTGCGATTTCGTCGGGTGCTTGGGCGTGCGCTTCGGCTTGTTGTAGCCAGATACGCCGACACGAGATAGCCTAGCATCTTTCTTCGACTTCTCAGGCATCAGATTGCCTTTCTGAGCTTACCTAAGCAGACGCCTGCCTTCTTACACGCTGCCGGTGTTGGGCAACCCTTGCACGGCTTAAATCCTGTTGTCGTTGTTGCTGACATCACTTCTTACCCTTCTTCGCTTTTTTAGGTTTTTTCGCAGTCTTCGCGGCAGCTTTAAACGCTTTCGCGCTCGGCGCGCCCTTACTTCCAGCCTTGCGCATCTTTTCGCCGCTGCCCGCCGCAATGCGCTTACGTTTAGCGTGAATGTTGGCATACAGACCCTTCTTCGGCATGTTGATCTCCTTTAACGCGTTATCCACATAATACAGCATTTTCGCTACTACGGAACCCCGCGCGTGGGAGGCCGCGCGGGGGAGCCGGTAGCTCTTGCGGTGTGGAAGGATGAACCGCATGCGCATAATATGCCTGAAAATAGTGCTTGTGTCTATGTTAGCAATTTGTTAACAGGTATTAAGGGATAGAATCAAAGGATGTAAAAAATGAACTCAGAACAGTTAAAAGTGCGCCAGATAATAGAAGCTCAAGACATGGTGATTAGAGGCAGCACTTGGAAAGAAATATATGACCGCACGGGCATTACTAGGGAAATGTTCCAAGAAATGATGGAGCTATTGTCACAATGACCTTCTTCTACGCGCTCATCATCGAATACGCTTTGCAGGGGCACACCCTGCAAGCACGCATGTACCTCGAAAGCTCAAAGGCGTGTTACGACGCTCTGAGAGCCGCGGAGGCTCTGTCAGACACGCTACCGGCTGATCTCTATTGCGAGAACACCGGCAAGCTGTCTGGCTCAATCCGGCCGATGTTACGGCCAAGTAACTTGGGAGAGTGAATATGGGACGACCAAAATTTAACAGCCACACTGGCAGAGCTAATTACGAAAAAGTCGAGGGAAAGTACAACGTAGCGCCAAAACCTGTAAATCGTGCTACCCGTAGGGCCGCAAAGGCGATAAACTCAAAACGTAAGAAGTAACACCATGGGCGCCTCATCAGCGCCCACCGTAAGCCATGAGTGCGGAGGCGGGTTTTTACCTCATTATTTTACCGCCAAACCATGGCAGCGTGAGCTGGTGCGACATTCACCGGTGATCACGCACTAGAGGGGCGCTTGGTTCACGCCCCTCTTTTTAC